CTGTGAATATGGGGTTGAGCGCTTGGTATACTTATAAACCTCTAGAGGAACATCGCAGATAAAACGGTAGTCTGGATTAGACTCAACATAAATATTAGGTTGTTCATTGTAAGGCTCATTGGCAATATACCCTTGATTTTGAGCTACAACAATTCTCTGCCATACAACACTTTCGCTCTGTGAGTAAGTAGCATTAAGTTCTGGATTAGCGGCTTGCTCTGCAATAATCTCTGGAGACGGAGCCCACCATACCGTACCGTCCTGCTTAATACCGATAAGGTAAACTCTACCTCCGGATTGCAGCGGGTATACAGAAACCATGTGTGATGTATTTGCCAGCCCACCTAGAGCTGCTGGTTCTAACCAAGTCTCAGTTACTCCTCCGACATACTGAATACCCCACTGAGACCGGACTCGCTTGTCGTCTTCAGGAATAAGTCCTTTGAGCAGGCCCCACTCACCGGTAGCATAGTCTTCGGGCGATACACGCTGAATCATTCCACCAGTGAAATCTGTAAGAACTAATTTTTTCATTATATCGCCTTAAAGAATGGTAGGTATTTTCTCGTCTCTAGTGCATTTTCGCCAATGCTAAATGGTTCTGTTGAACGGTCTGTCATGTAGTACTGATACATCATGTCTTTGACGCGCTGTGCTTCTTGAGCAAACATTGGAGATAGTTTCTTAGCCTGGTCACTCCAGGCGCTGCCCAAGTAGGCAGCCCGGTATACTAGATACGGTATGAATTTTGAATTAAATAGCGTAGTATCCGCACTAGTTGTAATAGTGTTTGCTACTGTCTTATATCTGATAGATAGAAAGATGCTCTCAGTAGGTGTAGGCGTAATTGTTAGCATACCATTAGAGATATCATAACGGTATCGTGCGTCATTAACTTCACCATCTAGGATATGAGGAACTGGTGATACGATTTGCGCATCAGTAACTTCTCCACCACCATCTAGCTTGACAACATACATGTTTAGGATACCGTAATCAATACCTAGAGCAGCAACGCTAGTTTGCGCTACTCCTGCTGGGTATGAAAGAGTTGCAGTATTTGTAAGCCATGGCCAGTCATGCTCAGCGGCGAGCATCTGGTATTCTGTATTAAGCCAGTTGTAGATAATGTTAGTTGGTAGCTCATTGCTAAAGTCACGAAGCATAGAACGCACCTGGTATACCATAGCACCGGCGGTTGCAGGGCTTAGGTTACCTGAGTTGTTTGTAAGCTTCTCACGAACGAGTGCTGCCTCACGGCTCTGATACTCAGCAAGTAATGACGCTATATCTTGTTCTGATAGACCATAACGCGGAGCAAGCCTAGCGGCTGCTGCATAAGAAAAGACATCGCCATACGGGTCCCAATCGGAGAATGCTCCGGTTAATCCGGTCCAGCTGTAGCGACCTACTAACTCGCTTCTAGAATCATAAATTGCATTAGAAACTTCAAGGGTAGGTAGTGAGTAGTCAGCATCAATGCTAAGTGGTGTCTTAAGTAAGTAAAGAGTTTTGAAGTAAAGTCGAATAAAGAAGTTAGCGCTAGAAGACGGGATAGTCGTCATCTGGTCTGCGTTGTGCGCAATGTATTCTTGCTGAACTAGGATGCTAGCAATCTCGTCTGCCCTAGACTTGAATTCCGCACCACGATTAGTGTCGTCGTTGTTCTCTGCTAGTACTCTAACCGCTGCAGAGTAAACTAGATAGTTGTCAAAATACCCTGCCTTGTATGTTCCATTGGCGGTAGTGTTCCATGGGGCTAGGCTTACATCGGTAGACATGAAGATGTTACCCGGCATACCGCTAGGGAACTGTGTGGTGTTATCAAAACGCCACCCTGGAATACGGTAAGTTGTGCTACCCTCAGTTATTGTTATGGGGGTTGTTGTTCCAACCCAGGTTTGTTCCAACTCATCAGCAAGGCTGACAAGCTTATGTAGCTCCTCGTTAATGATGTTATTGATGCGGTCATCGGAGACTACGAGGGTAGCCTCAATATTGGTCAGGTCGCGGACCTTGGCACGGATTTGCCCTAGGTTCAAACGCGGATAAGCTGTTGGCATATTACCTCCATCAAAACAGTCTCACTATTAGCAGGGAGTGGGGAGAAGAAAGGGAAAAACCCCCCAATCCCGGAGGACTGAGGGGCTTTCCCGGGCCTAAGATTAGGCAGTACGGATAAGAACACCGTTCGCACGACGCTCTGCTACACCGAATGTCAGTGTTGAAGCAATTGGCACAACAGTGTCAAGAGTTCCTTCAAGAGGCTGAGCTGGGTATGACTTCATGAATTCACCGGCACAGTACGCGAAGCGTAGTGAAGGCTGGTTGATGAAGTAAGCACGGTCATCCTGGCAGTCTGGGTCGAGGCGTAGCTCTAGGTCACCAAACTTAAGTACTGACCAGCGTGTGTTGATTGAGTCTCCACCAGTAGGAATCTGACCCTTTGTTGCAAGGAATGATTCGAACTGCTCGTAGACTGTGAAGCCTGCGATGATGTGGGTAGGACGCTTGCGTGATGCACGGAAGATTTCGTTTGTGACGCGACGGAACGCGGCAGCGATATCTTCAGTTGCAGCAGATGATGTAAGGCGTGTTGCCTTCCAGTAGTCCTTAACTGCTTCAACTACGACAGAACCAGTGGTTGCTGTTGTACCAACAGTAGCAGATGTAGCTGTTGTGTAGCTGATTGTGGTTGCAGTCACAGCTGTAAGTGTGAATGTACCAGCAAGAGCTGCGATAACTCCGGTTACAACTGCGGTGTCACCAACGATGTAATCGTTAGAACCGATTGTAAGTGTAGCTGTTGTACCAGCACGCTCGTAGTTAGTTACTGTGTCAGTTGAAGTACCACCACGGATTCCACCTACTGAGCGAGCAGAGGTTGTAGAAATCTTATCGGTAGCCTTGAAGAGCATATCCATTGAATATAGCTCGCCAGTTGTCCAGTCAGCATCTAGCTTGTGAAGTTCAGAAACAATAAAGTCCTGGTGGTCAGCCTGCGCTGCCTTCACATACTCTTCAACCAAAGAAACAATCTGCTCTGGTCCTGAGTTCTGAAGGATGTCGCGGTGCTTTAGACGGAAAGGGGTAACGATTTCTGAAGCCCAGTCATAAACTGCTGAACCCATGATATCAGTAGATGAAGCTGTGCTGTGTGTACCTGAAGCGTCTGTGTAACCAGTCGCTCCGAGTGTTGAAGCACGAAGTGGAATTACCAACCCGCGTCCTGTGATAGACTTAGCAGTTGACTTGAAGAGCTCGAGGACAGGGTGTTCTTTAAGAACGTTGTCTACAAGTTGCTTCTCGTAACGCTGTAGGGTTGTTGTGAATGTTTGCACGAAAAATGCATCACCTAGAGCAGCCATTGTATAACCTCCTATGGTTATTTAGTAGTAGTTGGCATTGGATTAGATTGTCCCGGACTCTAGGCCGCTAGAGCAGAATGTTAGTTGCTAGTAGCTTCTTTCATTGCTGCGCGAATAACAGAGTTGAGGTCCGAGTTGTCCTGCATAGGGGCGCCTTCGCCACCACCAGAACGCGAGACTACCGAAGTAGCCTTCTTTGCTTTAGCCTTCTCGACAGTTTTCTTGGCGAGGGCTTTCTGCTTTTGAGACTCCTCATACTTAAAAGCCTTATAGGCTGATTTAAGATTGGTGAGCTCATTGTCAGCGGCGTACTTAGCTAATTCCGAACGGAACGCGTTACGCTGTTTGACAGTGAAGTCCAGACCTTCGGAATCCACGATGTCATCAATTTGACTTTCGTAATCAGCAATTGCTCGCTGAATCTCTAGTTCCTGCTGAGCCTCTGCCAGCTGAGCATCCTTTTGGGAAACGCCCTTCTGGTTAGTAGCACGCAAGTCCGTAACCTCTTTTTCACGAGACCATTCCTGCTGGACTTCCGGCGTAATGCCGAACATCTGTAGGAACTGGCTATCGAGAAGGTTAGAGGCTGCCAAATCTCTGATTAGCAACGCAACTGCTTGGGTCGGGTTAGCTGTATTTGATGCGAAGTGAGCAAGAACACCAACAGGGTTCTCTTCCCACGCACCATCAAGTTCTTCAAGAGCTGTAATCTGCTCAGCAAATGCTTCGCGTACAGTCTCGAACTCCTCGACCGAAGCCTTTAACGCCTGCTTATCGCGGGTGTAGTCGGCCTGTCGCTGGTATCCGTTTTTCAACTCATCGAGTGTTACATCGAGAGTCTTACCGTCTACCTTTACGGTGTACTTCTCACCGTCACTGTCTGTAGAGTCCTCAGATTCTTCAGTATCATCCGACTCCACCTCCTCTGTTTCCTCTTCCGAGGCTTCATCGGTGGCTTCTGTGTCGGTTCCTTCGACTTCATCCTCTGCGAGGAATTCATCTACGGTATCTACTGGCGCATCTTCCTGATTATCCGGTTGTTCCGGGTTCAGTTCCGAAGCTGCTGCTTGAATAAGATTTCTGAGTTCATCAGACATTGGTATTACTCCTAATCTAATCGAATGCCACATAGGATTGTCCACTTGTGTGGGTTCCATGGAAGCTTGTTCGTTGGAGTGCAGGAAAACACTCCCTACTATTAGCCGTGAATGGGGAGTTTTTTCTCCCCACCGCAAATAAGCCTGTTGTGTAGAAGGCTTAGGGCTGGTTTATTACTCTTCCTCCGGCTTATAGCCTGATTCTTTCTCATTTTCCGACTCTTCGTCGTCTTCTGAGCATACTTCGCATGGTGCACCACAGCAAGAGCACTTACATCCCTTGTGTTCCATGTCTTCTCCCATGGTTTCTTCATCTTTTCCATGAAAAGCACCCATAGGTTGAGCCATTTTAGCAATTGCTGATAGCTTGATGAACTTATCCATTATAGTAAACCTCCGTCTTGAGCTCCCGGCATTGGTGTTCCACCCAAATCTTGTAGTTGGGATAGAATATCCGGTGTCATGCCAGCCTCAGGCATGCCCGTTTCCGGCCCTGTGGGCCCTGTAGGGGCCATTTCAGGCATAGGTGCGGGTTCAGGCCTTACCAGAATGTTATCTGGGTTGAGTCCCATGTAGGAAAGAGCCTGACGAAGGGCTGGTTCTGGGTTATATCCAAGGTTTGTTAGGGTTGGGATGATGTTTTGAATCATCTCTACGCCTTGACGGGCACGAGTTGCTGGGTTGATAGCGCTAGTTGAGCCACCCTCTACCTCGATTGTGAACTCACCCTCGATATCAGCCTCTGTAACCTGTAGCCAAAGTGCTGCTTCTGGTCCAGCAATGCGGATTGCACGGCTATTATCTAGGAACTGCTGACATAAGGCAAGCATTCTAGTCGCTACTTCGCGGCAAGCCTTCTCAACATTAGAAAGCTTATCAAGTGCGCGTGTTGTTGCGGCACCTTCTACGGCTGCAGCGGCAGTACCAGGTACGCGGTTAGCGGCTCCGATGTTACCCATCTGGAAATCAGTGATACCCAAGATGCGTTGCATGTAATCCTGAAGCTTACCTTCCATGACATAGTTGTCTGCTGGTGTAGCAAGACGCTGAACCGGTGTAAGCACCTCGTTCATGCTTACATTGTTAGGCAAGTCAAGAGGGATAACTTGGTCAGGCTTGTTATCCATTAGAGCCTTAGTCAATTCTGGTGTCAAGACTTTCTTGTTTACAAAGTACTTGTTACCAACACGCTTGAGGTCGTTAAGTTCCGCATGCATGATTTCGTTAATCATCAACTGTACGCCAGCGATGTTCTCTAAATCACCGAATGCCCAGATAGAGTTACCACCATCTGAGAAGTTGCGCATGTGGACGAACGGAGGATAGCGGTGGTCGTAAGGGATTGGACCTTCGTAAAGAGCCTCTGCTCCATCAATCTGAAATACGCACAAGGTACGAGACTTCATATCATAGAACTCATAGACTGTAGCATGTGTGAATGCCTCAGGTAGAGCCTCTTCTTGCTGCTCATAGTTCTGATATGTTGATGGGTCTGTGTATGAAGTGTCTGCAGTGATGTTCTCAACCGCAGCCTTATTGAAGTTAGTGTTAGCACGCAACTCGTCTAGAGGAACACGGAGACGCTGGGCTACCCAACGGGCATTGTTCATACGACGGGAGTTAGCCGGTAGGAAAACATCATAAGGTGAAACATATTCTAGGTATGGCTCATCGAGCTCTACTAGTTGCTGGGTGATTGCGACAGAGTCGACAATCTCCTGGACTGTTCCCTCATCCAGTGGGACTCCGGTTTCAAGGGCTACTTCCTGTGCGGCTGCAATAAGGTCTGTAGCCTCTAGTGTAATGTTCTCTGCTGTGCGGTCTACGGTTGCTTCTGAGTATGACCAGCCTGTCTTACCAAAACCATTACCAAGGATAACCATGTCTTGAGTCATATCGCGTAGAGTAGCGGTAGAATCAGAACGCTTCCAGAAATAATCTAAAACAGAGTTTGCAATCTTAGCGTTACGCTCGACTACGGTGATGTCTCCACCCATAGGAGTCACAACAAACTTAGGGTCACGCTGTACGACTGAGTTGATAATCATCGTCAGGTGGGGAAGTACCATGTTTACGGTACGCAGGAATGAGCCCGGAACTGGGAAAGGAAGGATACGGTTTAGGTCGAGCATGGTTAGCTCGCGTTGTGCTCCAGTACGATATAGTGACTCAAGCATACGCCAGTGCACATGGACAGGTTCCATTCGACGCAAACCGTCGCGGATGGCAGCCTGCTTATCCTTAAGCGTGTATGTGCCCTCGTAGTTCTTAGCCATAGTTACCTCTCGTCATTTGGTCGAACCCTATTTGGAAGGCCTCACTCCGCTGTCTTTCTGCTTCCTCCATGTCGTCTATTGCTCGATTACGAGCCTCACGCATGGACTTCAGATTTATTCGACCGGAGGGTCTCCAAACATTGTCCTCAGTATTAGCAGGGAGTGGGGAGGCCAGCTGATGCTCTTCTACCAAAACCCATAGTGCAATGGCCATAGACATGACCAAGTCGTCGTGACAACCCGTATCTGCGGCATACCGCACATTTCCCGATGCAGTCTCCTGCATAACGAACTGACCCAGTTCTGTGCGTAGTAGAGGGTAGAGATTGTCAATCTTACAGTCCTCACCGTCGAAGACAAGGTATTGAGCTAATCTGTCAATCACTGCTTTGCGTCGGTCGGTGGTCATTGGGAATTCGAAGATACGCGTCTTGTTCTTAGTCTTAGTTCCAGTACCTTGGTGCATGTAGGCATTTGGGTAATCTAGGTGTTTGTGAAGTTCATTGATAGGCAGCGAACCTTGAGAGCCTTGGTTTTCTACGGCCATGAGGGCAGCCCATTGACGGCCCTTGAAATAGCGGCCAAGCTTGTCTAGGTCAGCAGCATACTCTGTAGGTGGTGTAGTGTTGCTGTGGTAATAACCAAGAACCTGTACACGCTGGTCTTCATCAAAGGAAAGAACCTGTGCGGTAGAGAAGTCCTTGCCACCACCGGTAGCAGGGTCAGCGCCGACTACATAGAAGGCGTTGGGGTCTGGGTCTAATGTTGTAAGCCGTAGAGGCCCGTTCTCATCGTACTCAAAAACAATCTCATCATCGTTTGCCCAGTGAAGGTTGCCACGATATGGGAAGTCTGTGAATGAGGTTTCTGATGGTAGTCCCTGAAACCTTGGTCGTCCAGATTCACGGAAAGCCTCTTCCTCATCCCGAGGATATTCCTGGAAGAACCGCCACGGCTGGTCTGCGAACTCTCTGCGCTTTAAGTCGTACTTAGTCTCGCAAGGTGTATTGGCTTCCTTAGTACCTGTACACCATCCGCAATGGTCTCCGCACTGCATAAAGGGGGAAACACGCCATGAACGGAAGAATGACACGAACTGGGATTCACCGCGTTTAGCAGAACGGTATGTCTTAGCAAAGCGATTGTAGTTACCACGAGAGGTTGAGATAATCAACATCGAACCACCAGCATCAGTGGTAGGGAGCAAAGTTCTAAATACATCTTCCTGACGGGTAGCAGGTTCTACAAGACCCGCCTCGTCCAGGATAACCAGGGTTGCGGTTTCACCAGCGAACACAGACTCTACTGCAGCTGCTGACTTAAGCTTAGATATCATGCCATCGTTAAACTCAAAGGATAGACCATCGGTAGAATCCGCAATCAGCTTAGGAGCACGGTCCTTCATCCAGAAGGGAAGGAACTGGTAGGCCAGACGGGCCTGAGCCAGGTTCTTGTTTGCGGACTTCTGGGTCTGGGATACAATCAGGATAGTAGCACCTGGGCGAAAGAAAGCGAGCCAGATGGCGTGAGCCATGGCGAGTGTGGTGTAACCTAGCTGACGAGCCTTGAGAGCAATTACAAAGCGATTAGACTTGAAAAGACTGAGTAGTTCTTCTTGGTAGTCAAATAGCTCAAACTTAACGCGACCGCGTGGGTCA